CCTTACTGTGGTGTTTAACAGGGTTTTAGCTCAGTTTCTTAATTCTCGTCAGCCATCGTTTATGCAAACAAATGAATCAATAGTCAACAATTGGAAGAACTATTTAAGAACATGAAACTCCTACTTGAAAATTTTCGTCAATATCAATCTGGTCCTAAACCATTCTATGTTTCTATTGATTTAGTATTACCAACAGAAGAATTAGGTCATGGAAAAGATCATGATTGTCCAAGCAGAGAATGCGATGATATTATCAGGGATAAAGTAGCACAAATAATGGGTGGTAACTTTGAACCTATCGTAGTTTGTAATCAAAAACCTGTAAATGTTGCAAGATTATCTGGACAAAACCAAGCTTTAAAAAGTCCTATTGAAGAACCTTTTTACTATGTATTAGACGGACACCATCGTTTAGAAGCTGCTAAACAAATCGGTCTTAGAAAAGTGCCAGTCATAAAAAAGGAAGAGATAAATTAAAATGAAAAAATTATTTAAAAATTGGCGAATTTTTATGATAGAGGGCAAGCTCGCTGATTGGGGCGATAACAACACGCCAGCGGCTTTACAAAAAGAAAAAGAGATTGGTGATAAAAAGGTTGCCCCTGAAGAAGCAATAACAGATTTAGATTTAAATACTTTAAACAGAAATCACACAATTAAAGAGTATCGCTATGGACCGCTAAACCCGGATGATGAAAAGGGTTCTTTACAATTTTGGGAAGATAAAGCTGAAATGTGGGACACCACAGTAGAAGTTGCCAAATCATCCAGATGTTCTAATTGTGGAGCATTTGATCAAAAAGAATCTACATTAAAAAAGATAGAAAAAGCAATTGGTGAGGAAGGTAAAACAATAGTCAAAAATGCTAATATTGGTTTTTGTGAATTTTTCTGGTTTAAATGTGCTGGTGCTAGAGTTTGTGATGCTTGGGTTGGTGGCGGCCCTATAAAATGAAAATTAATAAATTAGAACTTAATCAAATTATCAAAGAAGAGATTGAAAAATTACTTGAAGAAGAAAGTGGCTTTTTATCTAACATATATAAGTTATGTTCTGAAGGTGAAAAATGTGCACCTGAATCTAAAAAAACAAAATGGTGGAAAGGTAGATGAATGACTTACTTGAAAATATTACAGAAGAAGAACTGAAAGAAATTATTGCTGAAGAATTAAGTGAGACTCTCGTCCTTGTAGAAAAGTGCTGGAAGGGCTACGAAAAGAAAGGTATGAAAAAGATGTTTGGAAAAATGTATCCAAACTGTGTTAAAAAGAAAAAAGGTAAGAAACGTAAAAAGCGTAGAAATGAAAGTGCTGATTTATATGAAGCTGACCCAAAGAAGGGAACTGGAAAAAAGCCTAAAGGTTCTGGTCGAAGATTATACACTGATGAGAACCCAAGCGACACAGTATCAGTCAAATTCTCAACTGTTCAAGATATTAAAGACACACTTTCTAAAGATTCCTTCAAGTCTAAATCTCATAAACGCCAATCTCAAATTATTAATTTGATACACCAACGAGCAAGAGCAGCGTACAATAATGCCAAAGACCCGAAAGTAAAAGCACGTTTAAAAAAATCATATGATTACGCTAAAAAGCGCAAAGAAGCATCAAAGAAAAAAACTCAAAGAATGAACAAGGCGAAAAAATGAGCAAATATATGAAGGATCCAGAATATTTGTTTTCTATTCTCGCAGCAATAGTAAAGAAAAATAATGGATTTTTAAGATTAACTCAAGAAGAAATTGAAGCTGTTACTAAAAATGATATTATTGGTATGTATTTTGAGCCAGAAACAAATTCAATAGTTTTTAAGAAAGTAGAAGCAAAAGACGCTTTAAATGCATCAAATATAATTAAAGAAAGAAATAATACCGACATCTATGATAATTAATACAGTGGAGATTTAATTATGAGTGAAAACGGATGGGACACATATTCTAAGCTAGTTCTTCAACAACTTGAAACAATGGCTAATGGTATCGAATCTCTTCGACTCGAACTTCAAGATGTTAAAGAACAATTAACAGAGTTAAAAGCTAAAGAAGACAGAGTTCAAGATTTAAAAACATGGAAAGAAAAGATGGATGATATAGCTTCTCCTCCACAACTCAAATCAGCTTTTGAAGATATAGAAGAACTAAAAACATTTAAGACTAAATCTATTGCGATTTTTATGGCTGTCCAGACCATGATGGGGCTTGCAATGGCTTGGTCAAAGATGTTTTAACATGTCAGATTTAGAAAGACAAAAAAAATTAATTAGACAGATAATAAAACAGTTATCGGGCGATGTAGATGAAAATGTTGACTTAGTTCCAGAATATGGCATCGAGGGAACAGGTCATATGTTCTGTTTTCAACCTTCAACACGTTCATTCGTAAAAATTTATAAAAATCAAAATATTTATGTTTTAGGTAAAATTGACAATGAAAAACGCTTGTTAATTTACACAACTTGTGGTAAAATAGTGGAGATAGATTCTGATGTTGTCTACAAAATGGATTTTAATTAATGTTGTTTACATTTAATAAATTTTGGAAAACACTAATTTTTATAATTGGTAGTTGGTTCTCTTATACCTTTGTAGGATTTGAATTTACAATTATAACAATATTATCACTTATTTATTGTTCAAATTTTACAACAACTCATAGACATATATAATTTTTTAATCTATTTAGGTTGTGGGCAAACAAAATAAAAAATACTACCGTTTTGACGGCAGTAGTTCTGCATCATCATCTAATTTAATTCTTGTTAAATGGATAGAAAACGGTAATATAAAAATCAGCAAACCAATTAAAGATTATAATAAAGCTTTGAATAAATGTCATTCATATTTAGGAAAAGGAATATGTTCTTGGATGGTTTATTATAATGGATGAAAAGGGACCATTTGGTTCTGGACTAGCAGAAGATTTTGAACTTGGAGATATTGTTGAGTGGTCTAAGTGGGATACTAATTTAGAAGAATGGGTTTCCAATTATGGCATCTTAATATCAATCGACAACAAGGTAGTTAGAGATAGAGTTATATCTATATCTACGGTAAAACCAATAAACTCTAACGACAACAAACTTATTGAATTATTTACAATTTATTTAAAGTCAGTTATTGAAAACAAAAAAAACGATTGATTACAATATATTAATTACTATTTAGAAAGTAATGATACATGATAAAAAAAATACTCTTAAAGATTTAATTAGGCAATTTATGCCATTTGCACAAAAACAAATTGGATTTGAAAAACCACCAAGATTGTTTTTAAGAACTGATAACGAAAATGCTCAGAACCCTCTTGGTAAAACTGCGTTCTACGATCCAAGCGAAATGTCCGTAACACTCTATATATCTGGAAGACACCCAAAAGACATACTCAGATCACTTGGTCATGAACTTGTTCATCACAAGCAAAATTGTGATGGCGAGTTTAGTGATTCTGATGATATGGGTCCGGGTTATGCTCAAAGAGATCCACACTTGAGACGTATGGAACAAGATGCAAATCAACGTGGAAGTATGTGTTTAAGAGATTTTGAGGATATGTTAAAGAAAGAAAACACTATTTATTACGAACATCTACAAAAAGGAGATAACAAGATGTCTACAAAAGATTGGAAAAACGAAGAAATTCGCTCCCTGTTAGCAGAAGCTTGGGGATTTAAATTTAATACTCTTGAAGAGTTTGACGCATTTAACGGCAATGGTGAAATGCAAACTGAAGGTGAAGGTGAAGATGAAACTGTTGATGAGTTAGCACAGGCTAGTAAATCAGAAAGACCTCGCAGACCGAAGCTTCAAAGAGACCGTCGCGACCCGGAAGCCGAAGCCGATGAACCTAAGAAGGTTGACGAAGGCGAAGGTCATGACGATGATGACAAGATGGAAGAAGGCGAGGATCACGACGATAAAGACAAGATGGAAGAAGGCGAAGGTCATGACGATGATGACAAGATGGAAGAAGGCGAGGATCACGACGATAAAGACAAGATGGAAGAATCCGACTCTGAACAAGAGTTAAAGGAAGCCATTGCTGCTGTTCTTCGTAAACACTTAAGGGGCTAATAAAATGTCTCTAAAGTATAAAAGTTGAAATTAAAAAAAGTCGCAATAAATTTATTCAAAAATTACTGTTATTATATTCTAAAGAGGAAGAACCAATGTCATTAGACAAAGCGTGGAGAGATTTCTTAACTGAGAGTGTAGATGAAAAGACTATCTTTACCTATATTCAAGGTCTCCAAGAAATTATTTCCAATTTAAAACCAAGAACGTTAACTGAAAAACGCAGAATGCAGTTAGCTAGACAACATTTACGCGAAGTTAAGAGATTTGCACGCAAAATGCAAAATGATATTGGTGTTCTTCAAGAAAAAGTTGGCATTTTAGAAGAGTTGAATTCAGGAGACGAATAATGGCGAAAGCTAACACTCATCTCACTCACTTGGAAGAATTAGTTCTTACTCAAGGGCCAGAGGGCTATAAAATGGCCAGAGCGTTCCTTCTAGAGCTTTTAAAGTCTTTAAAGGGTAATACCTCCTCTAAGATTCAAACGTCTGTCAAATGGGACGGAGCGCCCGCTATATTCGCTGGTATAAATCCTGAAAACGGGAAATTTTTTGTTGGTACTAAATCTATATTCAACAAAGTTCCTAAAATAAACTATACAAAAGAAGATATTGTAAAGAATCATGGCCATGCGCCGGGACTTGTCGATAAGCTTACAAAAGCATTAGAGTATTTGCCGGCACTAAACATTAAAAACATCTTACAGGGTGATTTTATGTTTGATGATGAAATGATTAGTACAACCAGTATAGATGGTGTGCCTCACTATAAATTTAAGCCAAATACAATTGTTTATGCTGTGCCTGTTGATTCAGATTTAGGTAGACAAATAGAACAAGCTAAATTTGGCATTGTATTTCATACAACATACGATAGTCTTGATAGCGGTGCTAGTTTTGGTGCGGATGTTTCTGGACTTCGTAGAGCGCCCGGTGTATGGTTTGACGATGCATTCTTTACAGACGATACCGGTGTTGTTACCCTAACTGATGATGAAGAGGCTGAAATTGTTAGATTAGTAAAAGAAGCAGATACAGTTAATGAGCAAATCAATTATGAAGAATTACCATTTGCATTGTTAAATATTTATATAAATAGTGAAATCAAAGCTGGTAGTTTTTTAGATAATCCAGACAAGTCTTTTGAAGGTTTTAACAATTGGTATTCTCAAAGAGTTCAAAAGAAAATTAACAATTTAAAAAGTGATAAAGGCAAAGAAAAGGCAACACAAAACGCTCAACAAACTTTGCAATCTTTTTCTGAAAGAAGAGAAGATATTGTCAATATTTTTAGGGTAAGTCGTTTATTATTTGAAGCAAAAAATATCTTCATTAACAAATATAATAACGCAGTTTACAATACCAAACACTTTGTTGATGATGGATCTGGTGATTTAGTTGCTAGTAATCCCGAAGGTTATGTAGCAGTTGATCACAGAGGAAACGGAATCAAATTTGTAGACCGTTTAGAATTTAGTAGAGCTAATTTTGCAGTTGACAAGGGAAATAAATTTACCGGTGAGATTACTGAACAAGAAGATGAATTCGATATAGGTGATGAGGATGATGACCCGGTGGTGGACGCTGATTATCCAAAAACTGTAGCTGTCGTCCCGGGAGCTTTTAAGCCACCGCACCTTGGCCATTTAGATATGGTGCGAAAATATGCGAATATGGCGGACGAAGTTGTGGTAATTATATCAAAACCCACCAAACAAGCAAGAAGTCTACCTAATGGTCGAGAAATCACTGCTGAAGATTCTCTTAAAATATGGAATACACTTGTTTCAGATTTACCAAATGTGGAAGTAAGTATTTCAAAAAACCATGCTTCACCTATTAACGCTGCATATGAATATGTTGGTGAAAAAGGTTCACTTAATGTTGGAGATAAAGTTTTTCTTGGCTGTAGTTCTAAAGATTGTGATTGGAAAAGATGGTCAGGAGCAGCACAATACATCAAGAAAGGTGTTGAACTATTACCACCTGAAGGCACTGCTGTTGAGCCCTCAGAACACTCACCAGAATATATGGATTTATTAATGGCTGAGAAAGAAAAAGGGTCTGATTTATATAACAATATGCCGAGTGTTAACGATCCAAAAAGAAATCCCAAAGAATTCCACGCTAGTGATCTTAGGTTTATACTAGTAGAAGCTACCAAGAGCGATGTAGCCCGTAAGATGTTGGTAGATTTTGTTGGTGGTAATAATGTTGAATCGGTTTTGAATATTTTAGGATTACAGTCCGTATCAGAAGTATCTACGGGTGTAGGCATGGCCGGTGCTCCAGTCCCTTTGCCATCTGGGTCGGATGACGACCCTGAAGAAAAGAATGAGACAAAAAACAAAACTAAATATATGGATTTAAGTTTGATTGATGAAGTTATCGAACTAATTATGAAAAGAGGCATTACCCAATGAACCCAAATGAAGAAAAAACTCTCAGAGAAAGTATAAGACTCGCAATTCGTGCTGTCAAGCAAAAACGTCAAAATATTGTAAATATGCAAGAAGAAAAATTACGAGAAGTAATTCGTGGCTTTTTAACTCTTGATGAAGCTACAACGCCAGATGTTGATCCAACACCAAACAAATCAACAGGTATTAATGTTCTAGAGCAATTATTAAAAAAGATTATTCCTATTTTGGAAGAGGATTATAAGTCTCTAACAACAAATGAAAATCAAAGAAATTCATATAGAGCGCACATTATTAATGCTGTTGAAAACTCCTTAACTCCCGCAATAATGAATAATGAAGCCGGCGATGATGAAGGAGATTTAGAAGAAGTAATCGATATTGATGTTGGTCGCGATGCTGACGATGATAAATTTATCGATATTCGTACACCTGCTGAAAAATCAGCAGATGATGCGGAAAAACAAGAAGATCCAAAAGATGCATTTGGAAAGGGCATAGATGGCGACGAGACAGGACGAAATATGGCGTATGAGTCATACAAAAAAATAGAAACAAACGTTATTGATTCGTATGAATTACTATCTGATCCTGAAGATCAAGAATTATTTTATGATTACTTGATTGCCAATCTCAAAATGTATTTTAATAAATTTGAAGAAGAACTTTCTCCAGAGGTACCCGAGCCAACTAACAAAGCATACGATATGGCACAGGCAGATAAAGATTCTCAAACTCAAGAACCCGGTGAAACACCCCAAGACGACACGGCAATTGAGCTAGATATATAATTTTTTATAAAATATATTTGACAAAGTTGAAATATAAGGTTAAACTTTGTTTATGACAATCACTTGATTATCACATGTGCTTATCACAATATAAATGTCAATAATTAATAAACTTAAAAATGAAAATAAAGTAGATGATCAATTTTTAGTATCATTGAATAGTTTAAAGTTAGAAGATCTAATCGCGATAAAATTAGAACTTGCCTCAGTTGATATTAGTAATCGACTTTATGGATTTGACATATGGAGAAGAACACCATATATTGTGAAAGATGCACTTTTAAAATATTCATTATCAGTAGCAAAAAGTAAAAAAGATGCTGCACGATTTCTTGGTTTAACTTATGCTGAATATATGAAACATTTAAAAGATTTTAATACGAGAGAATATTTTGATGGGAAAAACAAACACAATTAAATTAATATTATTAACTACCATGTTTTCTTGTGGACCAAGCAAGTTAGAAACATCTAATAATAGAGATACGCAAACAGACTCACAAACTATAATTCCAACTGAGTTTGGTGTGATTAGTAATTCAGACTGCAGTCAGTCAGGGCCCGGCGATAATGCATGTAATATAGTGCTTTATGATCAGGATAAAATTCCATGGCAATTATATGATCACAAAGGTAAAATTGTGATTCTAGATTTCTCTGCTAGTTGGTGTCCACCATGCCAAAACGCCGGTATGTTTGTACAGCCAATTCAAGACGACTACAATGATGATTTGGTATTTGCTACTCTTTTAGTAGATGGTTACACAGGTGGTATTGAACCAACTGAGGACGAAATGACAGATTGGGTAGAAAGCCATAATATCACTACAGCCCCTGTTTTGTATGCTGGTAGAGATTTAGTATTTGATCCTACCGGTACCGGTATTGAAGGTTATGTGATTCAAGGTTTCCCAACTTATGTTTATATCGATAGACAAGGAATTATCAGTTATGCTCATACAGGATTTAATGATGCGTATGTTAGAAATATTATTGAAGGACTTAAATAATGTGGAAAGTTTATAAATATGATGGTAATTATATTCAAGGTGAGCTTCTAAGTAAACACTCGTCTGAAAATGCCGCACTCAAAGCTGCTAAAAAAAGTATTGATTACACTTTTTGCGAAAAAAAGAAAGTTAACAAAGAAATAAGAATTTGGCTCGATGGTGTAAATTATGCACCATTGGGTGTTATCATAAAAAATATAAGGGGATGACAAGGTTTCGACAGGGTAAAGAAGAAGAATAGTGCAAGCAGGTTAGATACGACCTTAACAGTTCAAATAATTTAGTTGCAAACAACAACTTACACTTCGAACA